TGCCTTTGGAAAGAGTGTCCAGAAGCCCGCCCCATGCGCTGCGAAACTTCTCGGCTGCCTTAGTCGAATCGTCAGTATTGCCGGCAAGAGCTTTGGCTTGATCTCTGATGTCCCTGAAGGCGCGATTCATCGCTTCAGCGCCCTTGCCCTCCTGGGCCATAGTTATCAAGTTTCCCGCTTCCGCCTTGTCGATCGCGTGAATGCTGAAGGCAAAATCAACCATCGTCTGAATGCTGCCATCCATAGCAGCTTGAAAATCTTTGATGCCTTGCGTCACATCGACGTTGCGTACCCTGGAAGTGGCAATCGCGACCTCAGTGATCTCTTTGGCATAAGCCGGATCGATCTTCGTATTGCGAGCAAGATCGGAAACAAACTTATTGGCATCCGCCGCCGCTACACCGACGTTCTCCAACGCTTTCGCAGCCTGTTCCATCCCTTTGATGGTCGTGCTTGAATTGTCACCGACCGTGCCGAGCGCGTTATTGAACTCCTTGATCGCTGCCGTATTGGAAATGGCCCGCGCAAGAATGACCCCGAACCCGACCGCAAGAGCCGCCAGCGCCGTCACCGCGAGGGTGGTCGGCGTGATCATCCCCACGATGGCGTCCTTCACGCCCCTTAAGACCGGCCCGACACCGCCGCCTTGGGCGAACGCCTGGATAACCTGGCCGCCCTGCTGAACAAGGATCGTGAACGGGCTTTGACCCTGAAGTAAACCAGATGTAATATCATTGATCTGGAAACCAAGATTGGTAACAGCGGCATTAAGCTGCCCGGTTGTCTGGGTCGCCTTACCCGTTTGATTGCTAGAGTGATCTAGGTTGCTGCTGAGACTTTTAAGTGCAGAATCGTATCGCTGGGTCTCTGTTGTCAGCGCCCCTTGAAGCTCTGCTTGAGTTTTAATTGCCCCTACATTGTAAGCTTTGTTTATCGCTGCTACTTCCTTCTCATGCTCCTTTTCCATTGCGACCAGCGGCACATATTTGAGCCGCAGCCGATCGACCTCATCGGCGAAAGCTTTGATCTGGGCATCCTGTTGTTGCGGCATCGCCAGCCCGCGCTGGGCTTCCTTGGCCGCATTGATCGACTCGATGGCGCGAGCGAACGAAGCTTGTATCTTGTCGACTTCTGCGCGCCATTGATCCGCGCTGACGGCGTTCAGCGTGAACGCTGAACCGATCTCCTTCAGCGCCGCGAGTTGCTGTTGCTCGGCGGCGTAGACCGGGTCGAACTTGGTCTTCAGCCGGTCAACCTCATCATTAAACGCCTTGATGTGATTGACCGCTTCCTGCGGGAAAATCTTGTCTGCCGTCGTGGTTGGAGTAGTCTGACCAGACGCTTTGTCTCGCGCCGCGGCCGCTTCCTGTAACGCCTTGTTGGCTTGCTCCTGATCGAGCGCATTGGCCGTCACAAGCAGATTAATGTCGGACTGAACGCTGGCGAACCTCTTCGCCGCCTCGCCCGCCTTGTCGTAAAGCGGGACAAGGCTTTCGATCTTCTTATTGTAGGCAAGGACATGAGCATCCATGTCGCTGGTGAACGCCGCCTTGGCATCCAAAGCCGCGCTCTGCAAAGCAACGACCTGTTTCTCATAGGCTAGGGTCGTCTGCGCGACCGCCGTCGCGTGTTCAGTTTGACTAACCGCTCCAAACCTTAGCGCATCGTTTACCTCCTTCATCGTCGTGGCGAATTCATTCGCTGCCACAGTCAGCGGAGAGTATTTGGCCCTAAGCCGATCGATCTCTGCGCTAAATGCCTCGATATGGCTGATGGATTGCTCTACAGTGTTGTTGTAGACTTCAGTAGCCCCCGTAGCTTTATTAAGAGCAGCAATGTTCTGCTCCATTTTCTGAGTAACAAGCCCCATAGCTACTGATGCTTGTTCTTCATTTAGTCCGAGTTCTTTAACAAATCTATTAACGCGATCTACACTATTTGCGAACGAGAGAGCAACAGCCGACGCTTTGTCCTGACTAGCGATGAACTTGGCAAATTTTCATTCTTAGCAGCATTTTGATCGCCGGCAGATGACGCTTTATTTGTCGAATCCGTCAGCTTTTTCGTCGTCACATCAAGCAAAGCGGCAGCAGCGTCGACATCAGAGAGCTTATCGGCCCCCTCGACCAGCAGCTTGACGATTAAGGTATCGACTAAAGGCACTGTTCACCGCGCTCCGGTTTAGCGTCGTGGCAAAGACAGGCTGCGACTCGGAGATGTACCAGCGCCGGCGCCGCCCATCCGTGGCTGCGGTGCCGGTCCTTGACGGTTGCTGCGATTATCGGCTTCAGTTTTCTCGGCCGAGATGCTGGCTCGCAGCATCCCAAGCTGCACCAGTGTCTTCGCTTCCCACGGTTCGAGCACACCGACGCCAGTCAACCCCTGCCACGCCCGCAGAGCTTCCCAGGTGATGACCGGTGGCGCGAACCCGTTGGGCGAAAGACCAAACGAAATCTCCTCAAACCAACCCCAGAGATAATCCAGCACGCTGGGAAACTCGGGACCGTCATTGATGACCGGCAACTTGACCGGCTGATCTCGGCGCCCGGCCGGACGCAACGCAGCAGGTATTTTAGCCCACTGGCTAGCGCCCGACTCGAAATGCTCGCGCTCGGTTGAACCGTCTACCGTTTTGCGGTTTGCTCGGAACTCGACTTCGGCCCACTCGATGAGGTCGATGACGAGGCTGGCGTAAAATTTCCGCGGTCAGCACAGAACAGATCGACCTGCTCCCGTATCCAAGTGACCTTGTCGTAGACGGTCCGAGCATTCTGTGGGGTAAACGGAAGATCGAGCATCTGCCCGTCAAGCGACACCAACGACCACCCGGCAGTTAGCGCAACCAGCAGATCGGTCGCTTCCGCCTCAAGCTCTTCTGGCGTCAGCTTGAGCCGGCCGCGCGCGTTGAGCCGGCGCCGCTGGGTTTCGCGGTTCTGCCGGCGGGCAATGTCGGAATCGGACGAATAGAGATCGACATAAGCCTCTTCGCCATTCGGCCCGCGGAGCGGCTGAAGGGATTGGTAATGCAGCAACGGCATGCGCTGCGGCCGTTCGACGTCGAGCGACAAGCTGCTCAACGCAGTATCGATGTCTGCCATAAGTGGCGGTCCTTCTGCGGGAAAGGCGCGTCATCGCGACGGGCCAGTGGCGGGAAAAAGGGGGCGCGCCACCCGCCAGCAGCGCGCCCCCCGGTAGCCAGCTACCATCCGCTCGCGCGGACGGCTCCCTGTGGCGGCAGGAATGGGTGACGAAGGCGGATCAGACCGCCTCGGTGTCGCTCATAACAAAGGTGGTTTGCGGAACGCCGGGGGCGGAACCGACGTATTTCAGAGCGGTGAACGGCATGGTGAGGGTCTGCGCCCCCAGCCCGGTCACCGCGACATCCGCATCCGAGAATTTGACCCGAGGCAGATAAATCGCGGTCGCCGGCGCGCTCGGATCTTGCGTTGTGGTCAAATAGGCGAGGATATCGACCTCGTCCTCGTCCAAGAAATTGCGGACGAGGTCCAAATCTTCCAGCATCGCCGTCACCTGACCGCTAACTGCGGCCGAGCCAAGGAAGACTTCAGGCACGAAATCCTGCCCGACGACCGCGTCCGAACTCGGCGACATCTCAAACGTGATGTCGAGCCCGGTGACCACACCGACCACCGAGCCGTTTACCCGCAGCATACCGTTGACCGCGGCAAAGATGCCGGTTGTGGTTTCGGGGTCCGGTGTGGTGAAAAACGGCGCCACGATGCTCGACGCCTGATCGAACACCTCCATATCGCGACCCATCATGGTGAATTCGACGGTCGCCAACCCCGACGCCGGCAAGCCGAGCTTAAACCCACCGACGCGAACCTCGGTGAACAGCCGGCTGACCCCGATGTCTTCGTGGAACGACTCGATCGCGAACTTGCGCGAGACGAAGCCGGTCGATGGGATGATTAGGTTCGACCCAGTCGTATCGAGGGTGAACGTCGTCTCCGGAGCGACCATCGTAAACGTCGGCGGAAAGACCTGGGCGACCCCATTGGTAGGGCCACTAAACCCGACGATGATAAAGTTCGTTCCGTTGTTGGCTGACCCGCCGCCAGTCAGACCACCAAGCCGAAAAATGCTGCCGACATGCAGCCCGAGCGCCACCGGATCGCCGCCGCCGAAGGTGATCGTTGATGCCCCGGCATCAGACGCGATGCTGGTCAGCTCGGTCGCGCTCAACGCCAACGCCGGCGTAGCGGTGCCGCGCGTTGCCGCCTCAAAGAAGTCGAAGTAGGTGGCAGGCGAAAACTCCCCAGTGATCCCGCCCGTGACCCGGCGAGTACCGTGGCGGAAATCAACGATCTGCCGATCGCTGCGGATTTCAGTCGCCTGGTAAGTGTCCTTCGCCAACTTCAGCGTGGTCGCTACCCGGCGCAGTACCTGTGCGCCGGCCTGGCCGGGATCGGTTCCCGACACCGGCTGAGTGTTGGAATCGATCGCGCCGGTCAGGTAGGGCTTGTACGAAATTCTGGCTGATACGCCTTCTGCTAAGGACATGGTGGGCACTCCATCAAAGGGAGGGGCGCGTCTCACGACGGGCCGGATCGCCTTGCCCAAGGGCGTTTTGGCTAGACTCGCGCGGGCGTCACGCGAGAATTCTGTGGCGGTATTGGCGGAATGAGTTCGCTGCCTGAAAACAGGCAGAGCTATCCAAGAACAGACTAAGAACCGCCATTCTTCGGCATTACGCCGCAGAAAGACGCAGACGCTGTTGTTAGCCGATCAGATCGAAAAACAGA